TACGTTACTTGTATCAAAAGCGTTGCCTGACTCCTGTTGAAAAACTTTACCACTTGATGCACCGTGTAATACAAACTCTTCTTGCTCTATGTATCCACTGTCTGCACATGTACACTCTATACCAAACGTCTGTGCAAACTCAAATCCTATATTACCCTTGTATTCTCTTAATGCTCCTAGTATGCCCTGTGAAGAAGAAGTAGAAAATAGGTATCTAAACTGTGACTTACTTCTAATTATTACCGATGATAGTGCGTCTAAATCCTCTGATGCTATTACGTTTCGTACAGTAGACTGTATGTTCTTAGACAGAGTTTCAAGATTAACGTCACCAATCTTGTTTGTACCACCAATAGGTCTTATACCATCTGGTGCAAGGAATAATAAATCTCCCCCTAGTTCTACCACACTATCCGTAGAAAGGCAACCTAAATTTGATGTTACTGACTCTAATACAAAGTTAGCTGAGTTATCTCCTACAAGTCTCTTGATATTATTCTTACCAAATATAAATAATACGTTACGAAACTTCTTGATTGCTACTATCGCAAACCCTACGTTTATAACACCACCACCATTTGCAGGGCTAAAGTCTGTCTCGGCTGTTGGTGCAGAGAAAAACAAGTTGCTTGGCTGTGCAGGGTCTCCTGCTAGAAACAAATGATTCTGAAACTCTGCTCCTATTGTAGGGTCTGTTGGTGCATTTGAGTCTGTTATCTGTGTATAGGTTGACCCATCGTATGTAGCTGCAGGGTTTATGCCATCCGTTAATACTACTTTAGGTGTTCCAAAGTTTATCTCTGTAAACCTAACCTTGCTCACACCTGTCATTGTAGGTGAGCCACTTGTTGATACTGCTGTCCACCCTATAACTGTTGGAGTAGAAGTGACTGTTGTTGTAGCTGATGATGAACCACCTGTCAAAACATTGTCTGTATCAAATATAGAACTAGGTATTCTACCAAAGTTTATTGTTAAAGAAGCAGAAGCTCTGGCTATGACAGTGCCTGATACCCCTGTTGCTGTATCATCACTAGAACTTACTACGGCTGTAACTGTTTCTCCTACAGTAAAATTAGAACCTTGTCCTGACGTAACAGCTACTGTGTAATAAAAGTTCCAATGGTGTAAATAGTTATTGCCTGATGATGGTGTACGACAGGCAAGTACTCCTTGATTTACACCATTAGCAACTGCTATACCTAATACTGACCCTGTGCCTGTAACTGTACCAAAGTTATTAGTAAAGCCAGTTAGTCTTCTATAGCCACCCTCTAGGTTTGGCTCATAGTTTAACAACTGTATTGCTGACCCGGGGTTCTCTTCACCAAGAGATAAAACATCTGCACCTGTATTTAAACCACCCCTGCAAACGGCTCTAAACGTGGAGACTGAATCAACCATTTAGCCGCTCAGTCTTAACATCTGTGAGGTAAACTTAGGTCTATTTATCATAGAAGACCTAACAGACAGTGGGTCATCTAACAATAATCTACGCATTGCTTTGATACCTTCTTGAAACTTAGCCTGATGTATCTGTGCAGACTGCTCGTTAGACCTAAATCGCATCATGTACACCATAGCACCATCTATTATTATATACTTAAATCTGTCTGGTATAATCATTGTGTCATCAAAAGCTGACAGGTCAGATGGAAATTTATAGTATACATATTCTACAATATAAGCTGCGTCAGGTAAAGGTGTTACACCAAATTTTTCTTCTGATGTTTGATAAATTAAATCAGGAGAAGACCTAGCTCCTGTTCCTGAGTTCTCTTCTATTGACTTATATGTTCTTACGTAGTCTTCAAACGGTATTGTAGAAAGAGAACGAGCAGAGTTACCTGCACTTGACAAAGCTTGTAAATAAAAAGTATTCCAATCAACACTAGCCATGTCAGTAGGTAAGTCATATGTGCCTGTACCTGCTGTCAATGTCTGTGTAGTTGTAGTTTTAAGAAAGGGAAATTGATGACCATCTTGCAGTATTTCACGTATAGAATTGTTAATAGCATCCTTTGCTATAGCCTGTACGTTTTTGGCATTAGAAAAACCGTCACCTGATGTAACAAATGGAACTTCATTCAACCTACGTAGAAGGTCATTTACGAGTGTAATGTAGGTTGTTGCCATTGTATGCCTTTGTTATATAGATAGAGGAGCAAGTTTCCCTGCTCCCCATTTATTAAATAGACTTATACGTTGTCTCTTGAAGCAACAGCAGCTTCACGATGAGCAGCAGAAACATCTGCTATAATTGCGTACACTCTGAGTCTACCTGTTGCAGGAGTTGCACCTGCTACAGTAACATCAATAGTGTCAGCAGCTCCAACACAAGCAAGAGCCGCGGCAGCGAAAGTAGAAGCCGCACCTGTGTTGACTATGTTAGCTTCACCGTTAGTGCCTTTAGCAAGATAAGTACCTGCGGCAGCGTCCAATGCAGCACCGTCAATGATGTCATCTCCACCTGCAAAGTCGATATCGCATGTGCAAGACCCAGTGAAAGATTTCATAATCTCAGCACCTGCAGCAATCACAACTGATTCAGCAGGTATCTCAAGAAGTTGAAATACATCACCGTTTGCAGGAGAAGTTCCTGCAGCAACCATAGCGTCAATATCTAGGATTGCTTCGATTGTCCTAACGTGATTTCCTACAACTGTAGGAACTGCTAAGACGTTTGCTCCAACACCATTAGTACTGGAGGATGTCATATCAAAAGTAGCCATGTTAAATTCCTCCCTTAACCTGCGTTATATTTAGCAGTCACGATAGCTTCTGGTCGAAGTATCTTTCTGCCGTATAGATGCATACCACGCACAATGTCAGCAAAGCTGTCAGGGTCACGATATGTTTCAGTTTTACTAAGTTGTTCAGCCGTTGCAATCGCAGAGCCATGTCCTGCTACAATAGCACCATAGTTAGTGTTCTGGTTTGCAGTACCTGAAGTACCCGGACCAGTTCCGACTGATGGTAGATTGCTTGAGACATAGAGTCTGAATCCTGCAAGATTGTTAAGAACAAGACCATTTTGCAATTGTCCTGCTCCACCAAAGTCAGCATTCATTAGCTTAGAGTTTTCATCCCCAAGTAGTTCCATAAACACAGGGTCTACTACTAGCCACCTGTCTTGTGTATCTACTTGCTGTTGATTTAACAGTCTAGCCATACGATTTACCACAACCATTGGTGTAACAGCAGCAGTACCTACAGAGGTAGCTCCACCTGTTAAATTAACTACAGGAATAGAATGGTCTCCTGCAGATGAAGTTGTGATGCTTCCAAAAGAACTCTTAATGAGTTTCATTGAAGTAAGAAGCTCGTCTGACCCTGCACTAGCGATAGCTTTGCTACCATTAACTTGGTCATTAACAGCACCTGCATTACTGTGCAAAGATGACTGCTTATAACCTGCAAGATAACCAAGAACTTCTTGGTCATACTGGTCAGCTAAACGATACGCAGCTCTGTCGGTTGCGAGTTGCATAAAGTTTATGTGAGAGTGGGCTTCCTCAATGTCATCCATTTTAAAAGCGTAGTAGTTAGCCTTGTCAACAACAAGCTGAAAGTCATCGTCTTCAAGGTCTTGTGCAGTAACGTTAGTACCTCTAGCGTATGCACTGACTGAAATTTCAGGCTCTTTGATAATCCTGACAGTATCGCCTTGTCCAGATATCTCACCGAAATAATCAGAGTTAGTTATGTCTCCAACAACAGTTGACTTACGAAATGCAAGCTGTACCTGTTTGGAATAGATTATTGGCGAAAAATTACCATTAGGTAAATTGCCATAACCTGAAGCAGTTTGAAAAGCCATAGTTAAATCCTCCTATAATTGGCTTAATGAAAAGCTAAACTATCGTAGGAAGAGGTTATATTTTCTAGAGTGCATATAGTTATTCAGCAGCTAACTTCCTAACCTATGGGTCTATACTTATATAAGTAGTCTTTACTCGTTTAAACTTCGTAATTTACTAGAACATAAAGGTAGTCAAAAAGAGGCTTTATGTTCTAGGGTAGTTATATTAATAAAATGTTTTTTGTCAACACTTTATCTTCTATTTCCTGATATATCATAGATAAATTTACCAGAACGCATTGCTGTTTGTATTTTATCCTGATTTGCTTCATACTGTTTATCAGACATCTTAGCTACATCAGACTCTTTAATGCTGTCTGCCATTTCCTCAGCATCCACTTGAGTTCTAGAAGTTTTATTTACAAGAGAAGCAGCAGCTTTAGTTTTGTTCTTCTTGTCACTTGTTGTTAAACCTTTATCAATCTTGTATAAATCAAGAACACGAACAACAGATTGTGCATCATCTATATTGTCATACAAGGCACTCTGCACCCACTTAGGTTGCTCTTCTACCCACTCGTGAAACTCATCAGACTCACGTAGTTTGTCAAAGTCTTTGTGAGTTTCTTTAATTTCATTTTCGGCTGTTCTACGAGTTGTTTCCTGTTTAGCCTTACTAAGTTCCTCTATCTGAATATTAGCCTTATCAAACATTTGTCTAGCTTTTTTTTCAGCTATTGTTTCTACAATACCTGCAACATCAGGATATTTTTCTGCCCAAGACGCAATGTCCTCATCGGACTTAGGTGGCACAAGCTTTTCAGTGTTAGATAGTTTATTCTCTAACTCTTTTATCCTAGCGTTATAATCCTTTTCCTTTGCCGCAAGATGTCTTCGAACATCCCCATATCTCGTCTTGAAAGATTTTTCCTCTTTACTGAGAGTCTCGTCAGATACCTCTGCTTCCTTTCCCTCTTCAGGAGGAGACACATCTTGGCTCTCCTCAGGGTTTTCTTGAACCCCTTCTCCTTGGCTCTCTGCAAGGAGTTCTTTAAGTTCCTGCTCCTCTTTAGCAATCTTGTCCTTGTACTTTGAACGAGTCCGACTTACAAATCCTGCAGTCTTCTGTGGTTGTACTGTTTCTAATTCTGGCATATTTTTCTCCTGTTATTGGGGTTGACATAATTGTCAAGTAGCCTTAGGTTTAGTGCCTAATCCTTTAGTATTCTTTTTTCGTTTTGCTTTAGCTTTTGGTTTAGATGCTAGTCCTCCTTTATTAACAAAGAAAGGACCACTATCTGGTTGAGAAAATCCTACTCCTCCTCCACCACCACCAATAGGTCCTGAACCAAATGGTGCAGATTGTCCTCCACCACCACTTCTAGGTGTTCCTCTTGCTATAGCTTGAGCTTCTCGCATCTGTTGGTCAAAGGCTTTGTTCTGTGCTACGGTATCTAAGTCACCTTGACCTGCTGACTCTTCTGCTTGTTGTAAATCAACCCTAAGATTATCTACTTCTTTTAGATGTGTCTCTAAAGCTTTATCTCTAACTCTCTTTCTATTTTCTTCTATTCTTCCTATTGCTGCTTTACCCTCTGAAGAGTTAATATCAACAGGACCTTGTGGAGTTTGTATTTTATTATCTTTTTTAATACCCAACAAGAATCTGTCCACTCTATTCATTAAACCATCTGAGTCAGAATCTACTACTTGTTGAACTGTTTGGTCAGCACTTTCAAAGTTCAGTGCTTCACCAATTCCTGTAAAAATACTTTTAGCTGCATTAGCTACTGCACCAACTACTCCACCACCTAACGCTGATATTAATTTGCCTAGCCCTGTAGGGTTATTAGCATTATTTATTATCGCATTAATATCTGAGTCTTTTACATCAAGACCAAGTTCTGCAGGAATTAATCCAATCTTTGCAGACAGTGGTAGATTACTGTATTGACTTTGAGTTAACTTTAATGTTGGATTGTTTTTCATTAAACGTGTGTAAGAATCTTCTAAAGCTTTATCTGCATCAACTCTTGCTTTTTGCATATCGGTAAATGCTTGAGTAGTTTGTGATACAGAAGACTCTCTTTCTCTATTAGAAGACTCTTCTCTATCATCAAATACACTTGCATCTCCTCCTGTGCCTGTAGCTATTTGTTGAATATTGGGAGGAGTTTCTGACCAAGGTGACTCTGTGTATACTGCATCATTAGGGTTAGAAAGAGAACCATCAGCATCATAACGTATAACATATGTTCTGCCATCTGGATGATAAAATGTTTTTTGTGTTGGTATAGCTCTTGATGGAAAACCTAAACTACCCCCAACAAATCCATAGTCTCCAAGTGGATTAGTAGACTTAGCAATAGTATCGGCTGTTATATCAGACTCTGCAAGAACTCCTTCAGCAGCATGTATTACACCACCCTTGTTTACTTTCATCATCTCTCGTAGTTTCTTTTCGTCCTCAGGGTCTAATTGGTCAGCGTCAGCCTGTACTTCTAGTGTAGCAACTGCAACAGGTTCACCTCCTATACGACCATCCTTTTCCATTTGAGCAAGACCTTGTTTGGCTTGCATACGCAAGTCTTCAAAAAACTTTACACCAAAAAATCTTACAACGTCTGCAGGTACAACATATTCTCCCTCACTAAGCTGTGCAGGTATATCGTCCCTTACTTCTTCAGCTAAAGAACCAGATGGAACTTCATTACCACTAATAGGGTCT